CTGTTTGCTTAAAATTATTTAATACAACTTGAGCTTTTTTGTATACATTTATTATTCTTTGTTTCTTTTTACTACACATAGTAGTTATTTCTTTTTCTGTTAATGAATTTAGACCGTACAAAGCTCTTTTATAAAGATAGTTTTGGTATTGGTTGTAGTCATCTTGCTCATACTGTATATGAGTTTTGCCAACAGTAAGCTGATATTCTTTTATATTTTGTTTTAACTTTTCCATTTTATACATTTTAATAATAAAAAAAAGAGGGACACTATTGTCCCTCTTTATATAACCTTTAACTAATATTAGATACCAAAGTCTGTATTAGGCTTGATAGCTTTAGATGATCCACTTGCCTTAGCATAAGCAGTTCTTAATTGTTCTACATTGTCATGTTGAACTAATTCATCTTGAGCATCATTAATAAAACTTACTAAAGTTCTACGGTAAATTGGCTGTCCTTCAACAGAACAAACTATTCCTGTATCACCAGCAATTTTAAGATCACGCTCTGGAGTCTTAGCATTAAATGGTGTTAAAGATTCTTGAATAAGAATTTTGCCATCAAGTTGTTGACCAGCATAAAATTCTGAATCTTGTAAATCTGTTACTAATCCTGGTATTAATGCAGAAACAACTTTTCTACGCATAAAGCCATTAGCATCCAATACTGTTTTAACTTGTTCTGCACGAACATAGCCATAATCTGGATTATTAGGTGAAACATTAATTAGTGTTCCTGTAGTAGCATCAGCTACAATTGTTACTTTTGAGTTCATAATTTGGTTTTTTTAATAAATAAATAAATAAATATATTGTTGAGTGGAATACTATACTACTAGTTACTCAAACTAATAGTAAGTGATAATAGACTTATTGCAATAAGAATTATTATATATCTGTGGGATCCTCTAAATTAATAATGTCATCTAATGAAATATCATCAAATGCATCATTGTCTTCATTCTCATCATTAGGAATATATGAGAAATCATATTCTTTGTATGTGGTATTTTCTACTGCTGAACCTGTAAATGGATCAACAACATGTACACCATGATCAATAGACATTAAAAACTGTATATCTTGGTCAGTCATCTCTAGAAATTGCTCTATAGAGAGATAAATAACTTTTCCATTTGGCAAACTATATTGCATGTTTTTATATCTGTAGTAAAAATACGTGATAATTTCATGTATAATTGCTTGTAAAAAATAAAATTTTACATTATATAGCTAAGACAATAAAAGGGGAACATTATATTCCCCTGTTATTTTTGGAAAAGCATATTTTCAGAATATACTGTCATTGGTTATACTTTTTATAATCAATAATCTTGTCAAGCAAGCCTTGATTAAAATTAGTAAACCAGTTTTTATTTATGTTTCTAGGCTTAAGTTCAGCAAAATCATTAGGTATTGTGCTTTTTGCACCAGTGGATATAGGATTATTATCCATATCAACCAAATCTGCTTTAAAGTCAAAGCCTAAAACAGAACTAATTACTGTATTATCCATGATTAATAATTTATTATTGTTGATACTAATATAATAATAGAACATATTACAAATAACCAAAGCATGTAAACAAAAGGTTTCATACTTTCTTCAAAGTCTATTTCTTTTTTTACTTCAGCAATATCACATTGTAAATCATTGATTCTTATACTAATAACTTCATGATCAGCTCCTGAATTTTTGGCCATTCTAATAGATTCATATAGTCTTGTTCTAAGTCTATATAATTTGTTTAATTTTCTAAATAACATAATACATAAGTTTAATAAATAAGAAAGGGGACTATTAATCCCCTTGTATAAGTTTTTATTAAGTAATTACTTACTTGCAGTATCATTATTTTCTAATGTTTCTACTTTTCCATATGCATCACAGGCATGACCGCTTGATGCACAACTACCCAATATAATGGCTATTGTTGCTATTAATAGAAAATATATTCCTACTGTTAATTTAATTTGTTTTGTTTTCATAATTTCATAATTTTAAATTGTTATAAATCAGTTCTTAATGCAAAAGATATACTAAAAGATAAGTAAATTATCTCAAGAATCCAATTAAATATTGAAAATCCAGAAATATCCATAAACTGCATAGTAAATGCTGCAACTATAAAGAATTGCAATCCAATTGCTACTAATAAAGCTAAAGAAACTTTATTAATTTTTGTAATCATAATATCTGTAATCATACTAAGTTTTTTAAATCATTGTATATAACATATTTTGCTCTTATTTCTTCTATGTCCATAGCATTAGACATAGCAATAGTTTTAAAGTGTTCCATTTTTTCATCAAGAATATTCATTACTTGATTTCTGCAGTCTTCACTAAGAATATCAAAGATTTCTTTTAGTATACTGTTATAAATCATTGCTTTTAATTCATTTGTGTTTTCCATAATCATATTTTTAAATTTATCTGTTATCTTCACAAATTAGACTATCTAAATCTGTGTATTTACCTGAATATACTAGTCCTTCCTGAGATTCAATCCATATTGAGTCTTCAGAAACTTCTAAATAGTATTCACATTTAATAGCCAATCTGGGAACTGGCTCTTTTTTAGATTCTATTATATAAGCTACAAGTACACATAGTAGTATACCTGCAGCAAATCCTAAAAAGAATGTTTGTATTAATTTCATAATTATAATTTAAAAAGGTAAATCATTAAGATCTGCTATTGCAGAAGATATAGAAGTATCTAATATAAGAACTTTTCTTTCTATTAGTTTATTTACTTTATAATCAAGTTTATAAATTTCCAAATCTTTAAGAAAATTTGGAAAATTTGCTCCTGTTATAAAGCCCTCTACTCTTATTCTGTCACCTCTTCCTGTAGAGTATATTGCTAAATGTTCATTTTTGTCTACTAATTTACTTGCATCAGCAAACAATAAGTTAACATTTAATTTAACAGTATGTAGACCGGCTAACACACCATAACCAAAAGGATAATTTTTATTCATAAGTGTAATTTTAAGTTTAGTTTTAAGTTAAAAATAGCAGTGGTAGAACCCGCAGTGCTTTATTCTACCTTCAAAGGGTCTTTCCCTATAGTCTCTGTGCACAAAGTCACTGCTACTTATTTTATGGTCTTTCAACCTATGTGTATGATATTTAGTACCATATACTTGCATTGTTTCATCTCCACTTATGCTATGGATAAATAATATACTCTCACAAGGTTGCAACCCTTGCAATATAATGTGTTTCCAAATGGTTAGACATTATAGACCTGCTTGGATGAGAGTAATAATAATCCCACAAGAAATCAATCTTGCGGGAATAAGTACTATGACAATATCTTTTCTGCCTTATAACTATCTCTAAGGACTATTAAGTCATCTATAGAAAGAGTGTTTAAGAAATCAGCATAAGCATTCTTGTCTAATTTCTTGTTAGAAGCTTTAGAAGCATCTTTAATAATTTCTGCAATTAATTTAAAAATCATAACTGTAATTTTTGGTATTATAATCAGGTTTTTAACAACATCAAGCCCTGTTAATAGGCAATATATAATTTGTGGAATTATTTTTAATATTCCGGAAATACTCATTATGCTTCTCTTCCTATATAGAGTAGTAATACTAATCTTACAGTAGATACTAGAGCTATTTTAGCCATATACTAATGTTATGTAGAGCTAAGACAGTGGTTCCACACCTGTGACCGCACCCATATAATTAGGGATAGTTTGTCAGTCAACATCTCTGAAAGCCTTACTGCTACTACTTATTAGAAAATTAAATTATTATTTTAAGCATCTTAATGTAACCACAAAGTAATTACATTGTTTCTTAAAAGAACCAGGGATTTGTACTCTATAGAGACAGAGATGCTCTCAGAGGTGACCGCTAAAACCTGTGTTTTTTAATAATTTACTTACAATTAAAGTTGCTAAAGGCTTCACGAAGTGATAAAACATACAGAATATCCACATATGGAGCCTGTAACTTAATTATTCTCATTTTGTAACTATCTGATACTCAGTACCAAAGTCACATTGTTGCACCGCGTGGTAAGAAAAAAAAGAGTGTACATCTCTGCACACTCTTTTAACTACTAACTTAACTATTAACTTAAGTTTAACTCTGAAGCAGGAACATAGTCTTCATAATCAGAATCAGTCATAGTGGTTCCAACTTGTACTGAATACAATGTTACCCACGGTGTTTTATCACTCCCGTCAGCATTTTTGCCACCACGGGAAACTCTACCTAAATAGGTATTGTTTGGAGCCATTCCTTGTGAATAGGAAGCTTCATAAACTTTAACACCTTCTTCAATGAATGTAACACCTTTTTTGTCAACAAAGCTAATCCTTGCTAACTTGTAGTTAATAACATCATTTTTGGAATTGGTATAGTTCCACACTCTGTCTGTAAGACTTAGCAAGGTACCTGCAATGTTTGCAACCTTAATTTCATTTCCATTTTCAGTAATCTCTGTTTTAAAGATTAATGCACACTTTGGTTTCTCTGCCATTTTTAATTGGGTTTTAAGAGGTTAATAAAATAATTTTTTTTACAATTAAAGCTGCTAATAGGCTTGCCGAAGGCATAAAACATTTTGCTTTACTATAGGAACTGTTACTAAAATTTTAAAGGGGATTACTCCCCTTTGTTTCTGTTTGTAAATAACAACTGATAAGTTATTTCTCCTGATATTGATAATCCTTTAAGACTACGGCTTAAACTGCCACTCTCTAGAATTAATGCTTCATTACCTTCATAGTCTTTGACTTTTATTCCTGTAGGTTTTATGCCTTTTGCAACTTCTACCTGTAAGGTTCTAAATTCATATTCATTCAGAATATATCTACCAACTCTGAACTTAGGTGCTTTGATTCTTGTAATTTTCATAATATTTATTTTAGTTTATTTTACAATTAAAGCTGCCAACACAGCTTATTTAAATAAAAAGGGGATTACTCCCCTGTTTTTTTACTTACTGTGTAATCAGGTATTGCAAGTTTGCCAACATATTTGGCTTCTAGGATTTCAAATCCTACTCCTGGACCCTTATTCTGGTCTAAATAATCATAAGCCTTGTGTATTGCAATAGCCATATTAGTACCGTCTATGTGCAGGTACTCTGTACTACCTGCCTGTTTAACTGTAATAAGAAATAAATTCCTTTTCATAATATATAGTTTAATTAGTTATTATAAAATTAAAGCTGCCTAAAAATAAAAAGGGAACATTACTGCTCCCTAATTAAACCATTAAGAATTGGGATTAAGAGTCCACTCCTTAACAGTCAAGATTCCATTTACTATAGAATATACTATCATTTCAATAAGTATTAAAAATGAAAAAGGGGAAGAGTGTTTCTCTCCCCCAATTAATTAAATTAAAAATCTTCTAGATTAAAGCTAGAAGGATAAATACCTAATAATTCTTTTTGTTCTGCCTGCATAGTTTCAATCTTGGATTGCAACAAATCATAAGCAAGCTTTTCTCTAAAAGAACTAAATTCTGAATCTAATAAGCACCCTTCAATTCTATAGCCATTACGGCCATTATTGGTCAAGGTTAATTCAGGAAATCTTGTGCTTAAAGCATAGTATCCGTCTTTGGATAATTTAGCATTAAGTTTTACTATGGCAAATCTTCCTAAGAAAGAGTAGCCAAATTTTAAATCCTTGTTCATACTTTAAAGTTTTAATTGGTTTATTTAAAATTAAAGCTGCTACCTATAAAAAAAAGAGAGGAAATTAATCCTCTCTATCTTCATCATACTCAAATGAATCTGTCTCAATCCATTCTAATACTTCACCTTTATAGGCATAGTCTATTACTTTACCATCTTCAAAGAAAACGGAATAGCATTGTCTGTCATCCACTTTTTCTGTGGGAATTATAGTACCTGTAAACAAGTACCATACAAAGATAATTTTTGCAATCATACAATAAAATTTAATTGGTTAGTATAAAATTAAAGCTGCCACATATAAAAAAAACAGGATCACTCCTGTTCTTTCTTTCTACAAACATTGAATATAATATACTCACCTGTTGTGTGTATTTCATATTTAACTAAACTCCTGGATGTCATCCATTGGTTTAATCTTGTTTGCATTTTCATTAGTTCCGTAGCATCTGATGCTAAGAAACTAAAAATATCTACTCTATGCATAGTAAAAAATTTAGTTGGTTTCATTACTATTAAAGCTGCTACTATATATCCTTTGATATATACATCACTCTCTTGTCCTTGCTCTGTCAGCTAGGTTCCAAGCAGGAGCACCTCAGCATCCACTCTCTCTTTATACTATCTACTACATAGTACAACATACATACATATCTACATAGTACATACACAAGTACATAAAACTTCTTCCAAGCATGCTTTTTTTTTCTAAAAACATTTCTAGAATTCATGGTCTTGTCTCACAAAACATGGGGGGTACCACCTGTGAGCTGTGGGGGTGGGGGCTTGTATCATATACCCAACCTCCTGATCTCACATACTAAAAAACCAAATAACTTTGTCCAGTTTTTGGTGCAAGAAACTTGACATTCTGGGGGGTAGACCTGGCAAGAATATGCCCAGGGGGGGGCTGGCTATATGCAAGTACATATAGTGTTTCACCTAACCCCAATGGATAGGTACAGTGCCCCTGCTTTTGCATATAATTTCTTGTCACATATTTAATTAGTATTTGTTACAGATTATGTCTCAAGTATCTACTATATTTGCGACATAAGTTGTCACAGTTATTTAAATATATGTGACACAATTCTACTGTATAAGCAAACCATTACCGTAGATTTGTGTAAAAATTTTCCACCATAACCGGAATATAACCAGTTTAGTGATGGAATTTTTCCACTATAAGATTATAAAGTGCATGAATTTTTCCAGAATATGTATGCATAATGTAACATATACTTTACAAAATAGTATACTTTTGTAAAGTATATTACACATTATAGTGTCACAAATATTTATACATTTGTGACAAACTTATTTATTATGGCTCCTATAACATATGAAAAAGAATATACTTTAATACAAAGTTTATTTAAATTAATTCCTAATACTAATTCTATAAGGACATTAGTATTAAATGTGTCTCCGGATTATTCTTCTATTGTTGCTATGCAACTAGCACATCATCTTTCTGTAGATGGTAAAATGTTAGATCTAGTTTCTGTAGATGTACCATATCCTCAAGAAGACAAAGCTCCATACAAAGAAAAGTTTGAGCAAATCAATAAAGAATTTAAAATAAAATATGATAAGGTTATATTAGTTGAGGCAGCTGTTCTTAGTGGTAATAATTATACATGGCTTTCAAAATGTCTTAAAGATATAGGATATAAAGATGAAGATATTATAACTGTTTCTTTATTAGAAATGTCTTCTAGTATTTTTAAGTGTGATTATGTTGGGGAATATGTTGATAGTATTCCTGAGTTTTATTGGGAACGTTATAACATACACTGGGACTAAATAACCTTACATTTGTATAAGTAAATAATATTTAGTATATTTATAATATGAAGAAAGTTGACATGGGTAAGTATATCTTACTTATAGGTAATGATGCTACTGAAGTCTTTGACTACTATAAAGTAGATGAGATGCACGGGTTGAATAGAGCAGATGCCCAGGCTGAAGAAGTAGACATGACAAATCCTAAAAAAGGTGATCAAGGTAATGGAGTTTACTTATATGGATTAACTAATTATGATCCGGCAGATAAAAAATTAACTGCTAAAGCTCCATACAAACCATTCTTGTTTCTAAACATGGGTACTTTTAAAAAGTATAATGTTACAGAAAAAGCCACAGCTGTTATGCATGAAACTATGCACATGAGCATCTTACTAAACAACTGGGATATAAAAGATAAAGAAGAAGAGGTTATAACATTTGCTGAAGATGAGGCAAACAAGATTATTGAAAAACTAAAGAGTACTAAAATAGAAGCACCCAAGAAAGGGTTCTTCTCTAGAAAATAAAACTATGAAAACAATTTTAACAATCTGCTTATTAGCAATGACAAGTTTAGTATATAGTCAACAACATGCTCTATATATTTATAAAGGAAAGTTTGCATTATGTGCAGCATCATCTGCTGTTCCTACTGGTAAACTAATTACAGTTCAGGGAAGAACATTTGTAGAAGGATGTGCAGTATGTCCAGTATTAGATGGTCCTTCTATTGGTAATTCATTCTTAGTTCCGGATCCTTCTGTATCTCCTGATGGAACAGATAGTACAGTATGGTCTTTCTTCTGGTATTCAGATTCACTTCCTCAAGCACCAACATGGAAAACACTTCCTACAGTAAACAGATCCTTTATAGTATCAGACACACTAGGTGGAGGAATGAGTAACATGTTCTGTATGCCATGTAAAGTTTGGAAAGAAGTAAACGGAGTTACCTTAGTAAAATGTTATGGTCCTCTTAATGAAGCTGCAGTACCTTTAAAGAAAGCAATGAGAGTTCATAAAGGACAGACTTCAATTACACAAGCTCCAGTAGGAGCACCATATCCAGTAGGAACAATTATACCTGTAAAAAATTAATCATGGCTACAATAAAAACTGGTGGAGAAAAACATAGGATTTATAAAAAAACTACCAAGATTGGTAAAGGTAAACCTGGTGATATAATGGTAAACCATCCTAGTTCAGAAAATGGAAAATGGGATACTATTAATCTAACTAAGAAAGCAGGAGCTAAAACAGTTAAACAAGGTGAAGCTGCTAGTAGAAAATGGCATAAAGATAATCCTCATTCAAAAATTAAAAAGAAAAAGTAATGCCTAAAGATGCATGTTATTCTAAAGTAAAAGCACAGTATGCTGTGTTCCCTTCAGCAAGGGCTTCTCAAGCTATTGCAAAATGTAGGAAAGGTTCTGGTGCTGTTAGAAAAACTAAAGCAGGATCAGATCTTAAAAGATGGCAAGCAGAAAAATGGCAAGATACAAAATCAGGTAAAGCTTGTGGGGCTGGTGGTAAAAATGAATACTGCCGGCCTACCAAGAAAGTATCTAAGGATACACCTAAAACAAAGTATGAACTAACTCCTTCTAAACTATCTGCTAAGAAAGCTGAAAAGTCTAAAGTAGGTATGGGAAGAAGAGTTAAAAATGTATAACTATTAAAAAATAATACTATGGCTACTCTAAGACCTTATGCATTAAAAAATCCAAAAACAAATACTGTTGTACCTGGTGCTTTAATTCTTTCTAATATTAAACCTGTATCAGGAGATTGGTTTCCTATTGTTCAGGGTATAGAAAGAAATGTTGTTAATCCAGTATCATATGATAATACTGTTAAAATAACATATCCTTCTTGTGTAAATTCACAAAGATTTGGAGACTATGCAAAAGCTTTTATACAAGCTAAAGGTTATACTCCTGACAATGTAGTATTATCTGAATCAATTTGTTCAGATGATATTGATGGTCCTGTTTACTCTGATATAAGAAATATTGGTCAAACTCCGGCATCACAAAATGATTTTTTAGGTCCTTTTATGTCAGGAGGTTTATCTGGATATCCTCATACAGGAATATTAGGTATTCAAGCTTGGGGATCACATATGACAAATACAACAAATGGTGCTTTATTTTTTATTAATATGCCCCACATCGGAATCTCTCAAGTAGGAAATGTAGGTAGAGTTTGGAGAAGAGGTAAGACTCAAGCTCAATCTTTAACAGATAATACTTGTGGTGCAGTTGCTACAGCAATTGGATGGGTTGCAGCAAATGCTCTTGCACCAGTTGTAGCAAACTTTCCAAATGATTATCAAAATTATACACTATGTGCTATACTGTTTCCATTTAAGGCAGCTCTTGCAGCTATACCAACTTATGGTGCTCAAATGGTTTATGCTACTGAAAAAATAAGATTAGCTTCAGATACTTTTTTAACAGGTGCATCAGGAATAATTGGTGCTAATGTTGGAACAGGAATTGATGTATTTTATTGTTCAGGAACATTTATTAATACAGATGATGGATATAATGCTTATATTAATGTTATATCATTCAAAAAATATAATAGTGTTGGAGGATGGGTAGATTTAACTACATCATTTTTAGCAGGTTTATAAAATAAAAAATTATGGCAAAGACAGCAGCTTGGACCAGAAAAGAAGGTAAAGATCCTAAAGGTGGATTAAATGCTAAAGGAGTAGCTTCTTATAGAGCTGCTAATCCTGGTAGTAAACTTCAGACAGCAGTAACTACTAAACCATCTAAGTTAAAAGCAGGAAGTAAAGATGCTAAAAGAAGAAAAAGTTTTTGTGCTAGAATGTCTGGTATGCCAGGTCCTGCTAAAAAACCAAATGGTGAGCCTACAAGAAAAACTCTTGCATTAAGAAAATGGAACTGTTAATAAATAATAATCATGGCAAAAATTAAAGATAGTGGCTTGACTACTAAAGTAAAAAAAAGTATCTCTAGACCAGGCATACATGCTAAGTCTGGAAGCTCTCAATTAAAGTCTTCAAAAAAATATAAAAAAATATATAGAGGTCAAGGAAAATAATTATATATTTGTATCCTAAACCAACAAGATGTCTAAAGTAATTAATATTTTAAGTATTAATGTCCACGAAAATGGTGGTATTGAAATTGATCTAGCTTTAAAAGAAGCCAAAACTAATCCATTAATATTAATAGGAGTATTAGAACAAATTAAGTATGACTTACTTAAAAGTGTTGATACTGAAATTACAATACCAGAAAATAAACCAAGTAAATTTGATGCATAATGAAAGAACAAGTAGCATTTAAAGAAACTAAGATTGTATCTTTTGGAGAAACTTTAATGGAAATAGATTTTGATTTATCAGAAGATACATCAGATTTTAAAGTTAAGAAGCTTATGGCAGAAGCAGCCAATCTATTAAGAGAAGAATATGTATTAGCTGGAGGAAATCCAGTAAGAAGCATTTTATTTGAGCATGCTTTAGGACAAATAGTTAATGCTCAAATGTCTATAAACAAAGTAATAACCCTAAAATAAAAGTATGAACAAATTTAAAACATTAAGAGGAAGAAGAATCTTAATAGAAGTACCTGTAAAGAAAGAATCAGTAATTAAGTTATCTTCTAAAGATGATGATGCATTAATGTATGAAGCAATGAAGCAATGGAATAGACTTACTATTTATGCTGTAGGAGATAAAGTAGAAGATGTTGTTGCGGGAGATGTAGTGTATATTGCAGTTGGTCAATTAGAACATGCAGAAAAAATTGACATTGATGGGAGTGTCAAGTTAATGTTGAATGAAATGGATATAGCAATCATATGGTAAATATCTCACATGATGATTACTTTTCATCTAGTACAATTAATTCTAAAGAACTATCTCCAGAAGATATTAAAGAAAGAATAAAAACTTATAATCCTCTTAATGTAAAGGATTTAAAGTATAATACTCTTTCAGAAGAAGTACATGACTTTAGAAAAGACATTCCTCCTTTTAATCCCCGTCCGGAATACTATGGTGGAAAAGATTCAGCTTATGAAGTCTTTACAGTATTAGAAGCATGGAAGTTAGATAAAGATTTTTATTTAGGTAATGTTTTAAAGTATTTAGCACGAGCTGGTAAAAAAAGTTTTAATAAAAAAGAAGATTTAGAAAAAGCTTTAGTATATTTACAGAGAAGAATAGATACATTATGAAAACAATTGCTATTATATCATTTTGTGCAGTTATATTATTACTATGGTTAATAGCTAATGCTATGTCAAAACCAGTATTTAATAAGATGAGTAAAAACTTTGAATTTGATGATTTAGGAAACACAATTGCAAACTACTGTATATTTATAATAATTATAATGTCCTTCCTTATAGGACTATGGATTTGACTTAGAAGTCACTTTGGTTAGTTATTCTTTTAAGTTAATGAGAAGCCCTAGGTAACAGCAGGGCTTTTTTTATTTAATAATTTTGTTATTTGAATAATTTTTAGTATATTATACATATAAACTTATAAAATATAAATCATGGACATATTAAATTTTATTTCTTGGATTAAAGGCGGAAACTATAGAGCAACTTTACCAACAGATGTACCAAACTTATTAGCAATTGGAGCTAAAGATCCAAGTAGAGATGATGGTTGGTTACCACTTGCAGTAGATGCGGCTCCTTTGCAAGCATTATATAATAAAGGTACAGTAACTCAATTAACTTCTATTACAACACCTGTAACTATAAATACTCATAGTGGTATAATTACTACTGTATCATCTACAATAGCATCTTTAAGTGAAGCAGCATTTACAGTAAACAATAATAAAGTTACAACAACATCCATAATTTTATTAACTGCTTTATATTCAGGTAATGGTAATGCTGTTGCAACAATTGGTAGTACAGTAACTAATGGAGCTTTTAAAATTACTATTGCAAATACACAAACAACGGCTTTAAATTCTATAGTTAAGATTCACTTTATGATAATTAATTAATCATGGATATTCTAAATTTTATAAGTTGGCTTAAAGCCGGAAACTACAGAGAAAAACTTCCAACAAATACAAATAATTTGTTGACTATAGCAACTGCTGATCCTAACAGAGATGATAAATATTTGCCTCTTGCAGTAAATGCAGATACTTTGCAATCATTGTATAATAAAAGTGCTGTTACTCAAATTACTAGTTCTGTTACTGATGTTACACTTAATACAGAGAGTGGTATTATAACAACTGTAAGTCTTACAACTGCAGCAGCTGGTACAAATACATTTCTATTTTATAATGATAAACTTACAACAAGTTCTGTGTTATTAGTTTCATTAGAATATAAAGGACTTGTTGGAATTCCTACACTTAGAACTGATATTAGTAATGGTGTTGCTAAAATTTTAATTAGTAATACTTCTATTTTTGCATTAAATGGTCTTGCAAGAATTCATTTTATGATAATTAAATAAATAAGAAACTATGTCAGTAGGAAATTTAAAAACAGACGGTCAAAAAGGAAATAACTTCCCGTGGCAATTAAAAATGTTGCAAGGATTACAAGGTATCATTGATACTTTAAATAAAGGTGTTTGTTGTCCACCTGCACAAAGAACTTCTAGAATTGTATCTGTTTCAAATGTACCAGGTGCAGTACCTGACGGTTCATATGGGTTTTCTATAGCAAATGTAGGATCTGCAGCAGGAACTGTAGATGGACAATCATTACCAGCAGGAGTAACAGTTAATTTTGATCCTGGAGTAAACAATACTATATTAGGTTTACCTTATGATGCAACAGGAACGGACTTCTTAATTACTTATATATTATAAGAAATGGCTACCAATATTAATTTTAATAAAATACTTGGTGTTAAAAAAATTGCCATATCTATTACAGCACCTTTGCCTCCTCCTATATATTTCACTACTACATGGACTACTACAATTCCAAACGAAACTATCACTCTACCCTATGATCCAGCAGGTACTTATTCAGGAACTATAGATTGGGGAGATCACAGTACAGAT